TGTCAAGCGTCAACGTCATCGTGCCGGGCGAGTAGTCCGACAGCTCGGTGGTGCGGCCACGCCTGATCGCAAGGTCCCGAACGTAGGTGGAGACGTCGACCCATGTGCAGGATGCGTTGGCGGTCAGCGGGTTGTTGGTAAACGCCACCTCGACCGTGACGCTGGCGCCGTCGAACCAAGCGGCCATCAGACTCGTTCCCCGCCGGCACGATAGAAAGCTGCCAACGCATCAGCCGTGGCGCGCCCGATGTCGACCAGATTGGCGTTCGGCGGCACGTTGACGGTGATGTTGACCGGACCGGACGTGGTGCGACCAAAGCCCGAGGCTGACTCACCTCTTGTACTGCCGCCATTGTCGCGAGGCCGTGGCCCGGTGTCGGGTCCGTCTTGCGGGCCAGTCACATACCTGGGCACCACCCCGACCGTCACCTTGCGACGATCAAGCTCGGCCTGAAGATCCCTCAAAAACCTGTCGGGAGCGTTCGGATCGAACTCCAGCAACAACTTCTTTTTTACGGTCGGCGGCAAGGTGTCGAGCGTGTCAATGTAGTCGGACAGGGCGACTTGTGCGTCACCGGTGAGCTGCGCCGACTGCAACCAGTACTCACGGTCACTGATCTGGTTCGCAGCGTGCAGCATCGTGATGCCGTTCAGCTTTGTGCTGATGTCGTCAAGTTCGGTGACCAGGTCGATCAGGTCATTGCGGCCCTTGATCTGGTCCTGGTACTTTTTCAGCGCCGTTCGAGCACCATCAAGGCTGTCTTTAGCGATGTAGGTGTGATCAGCGATGCGTTTCTGCTGATCAGCGAGCAGGCCGACAGCTCGAGCGGCCATGCCGGCGGCATCGCCGAGGCCGGCGACTGATGAACTGATCTTCGGTGCCTCGCGGTTGAACGCGTTCCACACCGGCTCAAGTTGGCTCCAGCCCCAATCCCACGCCCATTCAGCCGGGTTCGGAAGCTCGAGGTCAGTGAGCGAAAACCCGAGTTTTTGGGTCTGGTCGTCGAGCCACGCCATGCCATCGGCCAGTTTGATGATCATGCCAAAAGCGTCTGTCAGTGCTGGAACGACCTCTTGCCCAACCGTTTCCTTGAGCTCAGTGAACTTGTCGTCCAGCTCTCGAAGTTTGTCTTTGAACTCTTTTGAGCGCTTGATCTCGTCGGCCGTAAACACCTTGACATCGGCAACGCCTTCAAGTTGTGACTTGATGTCCTGAGCCGATCGAGCGATCAGCGGGGCGACGGACTGCCAACCCCTGCCGAGCAACTTGGCAGCAACCTGCGCTTGCTCGGTTGGGTCTTTGATGTCACGCAACTTCTGCAGAACATTCTCAAACGTTCCGGCGGCATCAACTGCGCCCGACGATGTGCGTGCAATTGAAACGCCAAGCTTGTCGAACAGTTCTGGGTTGACGGTTTTGTTGAGTTTGCCGAGCGTGGACTGCAGCGTGCTGGCCTCAATTCCGAGGTCGCCGGCCGTCTCAATCCAACGGCTGGCCGCGTCGTACGAGAAGCCTGTGACCGTCGCGAAGTTATCGACCTGCTCGCCAAGGGCAGCCCATTCTTGTGCTGCGTCAAACGCGATTTTTGCGCCGCCAGCAACTGCCGCACCCAGCGCCGCAGGCCCGGCAGCGGCAAGGCCGAACGTGCTGCCAAGCGACGACACGCCGGCCTTGAGTTTGCCGGTGAATCCTTGCGCCTCGCTGACCGCTGATCGGAAGTCCTTGAGCCCGGAGACGGCCTTGTTGGTCGTGACGTCGATGATGACCGAGATGCGTTCAGTGAACGACGCCATGACTCACCCCTAGGAGAAGTAGCGGCCGATGGCCTTGGCGACCTGGCGATCGACTCGCCTCGGCACCCGTTGTTCGATCAGTTTCTCGGCGTCGGACCAGGTGCGCTTCCCGGTGGTGCGACCGTTCCACTTGGACCGCTTGGTCTGTTTGCCGCGCTTGTTGAACTGTGGCGTCGGCCGCGCCTTGCCGTGGTTGCGGCCGATCTCGAGCACGACCATCGGGCCGGCAGCGTTCGGGTAGATCCGCAGCTCGTGGTCCGACACGATGTCGTAGCGGCCACGGATCTGCACCGGCTTCTTGCGACGCCAGCCCGACATCGACTGGTCGCCCAGGTCACCCTGGACTGCTTCGTCGACGTCTTTCTTGGTTTCGCGACCGATCGCACCGAGACGGCGTCGGCCGGCCTCGCCGCTGAACTCGCGTTGCAACATGCCGAGTTTGCGTTCGAGGCCGGCGAGATCGGCCATGCCGGTCAGAAGGTGCCGTTGGAGACGGCGCCGGTCACCTGCAGCGATGCCGAGTATTCGACACGGCCGCCGACGGCGGTCGACACCGAATACTGGGCGACGTAGACCGAGCCGGCGGTGCGGGCCTGTGTTGCGACGGAGCCGCCGGGGCCGAAGATGAAGCCGAGCAGCGAGCCCGCCGACTTGGCGGTGGTCAACTGGGTGTGGATGACGACGTCGTACGGGCCGGACATCGAGTAGGTGTCGCCGTCCTGCAGGCCCGGGATGTATCCCTTGCTGCTGGAGCCGAACGTCGACACGTCGAGCTGGTCGGTCGACTGCGGGAACGACAGACTGTCGGCGTACGACGACAGGTTCTGGAGTGCGCCTGCCGCGTTGGACAGGTAGAACGCGCTGGTGGTACCGGCTTTGAAGGCCATGGCTGTCTCCTAGGGGTGGTGGGTGGGAGATTCGGTCAGCGACGGGCGAAGCTGACGAGACGGGTGGCGCTACCGACGCCGACGACGGTGTCGACGATTCGCAGGTAGCGGTTGACGGTGGTGCCGGCAGCGATGACGAGGCGTTCGCTGGTGGTGCCGGTGACGGTGGCGAAGGTGCCGAGCGTCGCCCAGGTCGAGTTGTTCGTCGAGTGTTCGACGGTGATGGTGTCCGACGTCAGGCCGCTGTAGGCGGTGACGTGCAGGTGTGCGACGCCGCCGTTGCTGGACGACGCCCCGTTGTCGACCGAGGTGGACTGGGTGGTGGTGGTGATCGCAGTCGACGGATCGAGGACGACACCGGCGTCAACGCCGCCATCGCACTGGATCGACACGGCTGCGGTCACGACGTCGGCGACCGGGCTGGTGACGGTGGCGTTCGACTGGTTGGCCTGCAGCAGCCATGTCTCGGCCGATCGTGCCGCACCCGACGGCGCCAAGGTCAGCACCTGCGGCGTGCCCTTCCACGTGTTGAGCGTGGCGAACTCGCCGCCTGCGGCAGCGATGGTGTCGAGCAGGAGGTCAAGCGACACGGTGCCGGTGCGCTGGCCGGGCGTGTACTGCTTGGAGGTGTCGGCGAGGGTCGTGACGTCGAGCATGGTGGTGTCGTCGTTGTAGGTGAAGCCTCGGGTGTAGGTGGCCCAGGCGGCGGCACCGACGAACAGTCGCGAGTTGTAGGACGCTACGAATGCCATTAGAAGCAGACCTCGATCTGAAACTGGACGGCGAGGTAGTCGACGCCGTCAATCCACTGGATGACCTGTACTTCGCCGCAGTTGGTGACGACTGCGTAGTCGACGCTGACCGACCAGTTCGCCCCGTTCTGTACTGCGGCGATCAACGACCCGGTGCCGGACAGTTCGCACAACGCATCAAGCGCCGCCTCGGAGATCTCGGGTGTCGCTCGAGGTGCGTAGGCGCTGACGGTGAACTGGTGCACCGCCTTGGCCTGTGAGAACACCATGCGGGGATCGAACGAAGGCCGGCCGACCTTGAAGCTGTACGTGTTGAGCTGGTCGCCGACGTAGCCGTTGGATGTCGACCAGCCGTCGATCGTCTTGAGGACGTTGACGAGGTCGGCGCGCACCTCGGCGATGGTGGTCATGCGACCCTCGGCTTGACGTAGTACTCGACCAACGCTGCGGCCATCGGGTTCAGGGTCTCACGGACCCGCAGGATGGACCCGTCGAAGTTGAGGCCACCGAACACGGCGTCGGACGCCTTGAACAGTTGTGTCGCCTGGATCAGGCAGGCTTTCTCGACGTCGTCAGGGATGGCAGGGAAGCCGAACTTGGCGGTGACCCGCACACCTGGCCGGCCCGACGACCACATCGGGAACGCCGTCAGGCCGGCATCGACGATCCTGATCTGCGTGAACGGCATGACGGGCACTTCGTGGTCGGCGTTCTTTGGCAGCACGATGAAGTTCGTGTTGATCGTCAGCGTCGTCGCGTACGTGCCGTTGTCGCCGTCGTCGACCCTGACGACCAGCCCGGACGTGGTCGAGATGTCGTCGACATAACAGTCGTATGCGTTGTCGGCGTAGTACTCACGCTGGACGCCGGCACTGTCCTGCCAGAACCGGCGGCCGCAATGCCGGTCGATCTGGCGTGACGCAGCGTTGAGCGCCATCTCCAACTTCGTGTCATACGAGGCGTCGGACTGGCCGATGTTCAACTCGGCCTTCAGCATCGCCATCGTCGCGTACGAGTTCGTCAACGTCATGGGACCTCGATGATGCCTAGACCCCAACAGTCGGGGATGTTGAACCACTTGAGATTGCGGGCAGCGACGAACTGTTCGATCGCCCGTTTCACCGGATACTTCGGGTCACCGGCCGGCGCCCCCTCGGGTACCGGCAGTTCGGTGTCGTGCAACACGATCAGCCCGCCGGAACGGACGAGCCCGATGTAGCGCTGCAGTTCCCACAGCGTGTGCTGGTAGTGGTGCGATGTGTCGATGAAGCAGATGTCGAA